CCACTGTTCATACTTCCATCAGTCATGTAAAGAACTCCATCACAGATGTGCATGTCTTGGGAGTTGTGGAATTTAATGACCTCGAAGATGTTGGCTATCTCTTCACGCCCGACAAGGTCATCGGGGTCCAGGGTGTCCTGATATAATCTAACCTGGATGTTCTTGACAACTTCCTGAATGTCTTTGTTACAAGTTGCATCAAACCTCTTGAAATCTAGGGCGATCCCCTTGCTGGATATCTTGCTGAGCTCCCTGTACATGATGGATGTCTCTGTATACGGGTTCATTCCGATTACAAAGGGATTACCCTTCTCCCACCTGTGCCTGCGAAGGCAAGCCTGGATGGGAGCAGCGTACTTCCTCTGAAACAAGAACGCGTCTATGGGAGAGTTCTTTATACATCTCGTGCCTCCTCTATCTGCCTTCTCTCCTGAAAGCAGCTCAACCTTAGTGTTGTCTTCTATTAAGCAGGATATCTTCATCCCATGCTTGGCCACACTCTCGATGGTCTTAACTCGCTGTTTCATCTCTTGGGAAACTTGGTCCTTTTTCCACAAGATGGTGTAGTTGCCCGGAGATTGTTCCACTTTCTCCAGATAATCACACTTTCTCGTTCTGTTGTCAAGCTTTCCGATGATTCCACAGCTCTTCTCTATGTTTATAGGGCCAAGGTTACCGTACAAAGGATCGTTGGGATTCAAGACCCCGTTGAGCACTTCCGAGTTGTTCAAGGGACGCAATCCATGGGTGAACTTTCCAAAGTTCTTAACTAGAAAGTCTTCGATTTCTTTGAGGATGCCCTTGTCACATGGCTTGTGTTCGAATGCCAAGTAACTAATCTGGTTACCCAGTATATGAGGCTTTCCATCTCTAGTGGTCAACTTGGTTTTAGCCTCTGAGGATAACTCGCTAACATTCTGAGGGGCAGGCTTGCACTGGTCCGGCAAAGTGGTGTGTTTATGGAGGGGACTCCTAATGAACCTTTCTTTGCTAGAGTTACAAGGCCTCCAGAGTGCTGGACAAAATCCCAGTTGGACAAACCTATCAGTGGCAGGGAGGTCGAAAGCTTCTGCCGAGACATCCTTGATGGCGTTATAGTCTTTGTCCATGATATAAAACTCTTCACCTGTGATAGGGTGCTTAGCTTTGTGACCCACGAGCTCTGGTTTCTGAGTGACGC